GTCCCTATTTACTCAAATAGTTAAGATGGTTAAGGCTACAACAACAAAACAGTTGGTGGCTGATTGTTGAGATCCGGGTAAGTGAAGCCCGGTGATCCATACCACAAAGACTTTTATGCCTTCCTGCTAACAAGTGAGACTGACGCGTAACACGAGCTAACCTCTATTTACAAAGTGAGAGTTGGGAAGGGGGGCGACTGGCGCCAATAAAATTGGGAAAGAGCCTTTCGGCGGGCCTCGCTAGGTGGGCGGGCCCAAAAACCAATTATTGTTTCGAAAAACATGTTATCGTTTTGCGTTTCCAGCTTGTTTTGCTGGGCCACGTGGATGGTTTTGCTTTGGAGCAGGTTTACCCTTTGGGCGTGGTGGAACAGGTGGGGGAGCACGTTTCGGAGGAGCGGCAGCTAGTCTTGCCTTCCTATTTACGTTTCCAACCGCAGTGGCTGCACTGGCAATCTTATCGGCAAAAGCACCGACATATGGTACACCAGACAAACTAGGAGCAATGGCTGCGATTGTGTCCATTACCTGGTCAAACCACTCTCCAAGAGGGTTTTCACTTTGTTTGCAACCCACGGGCATTTCATCAAAGCAACGTGTCAGGATTTCAAGACCAACTGGGTCATAAGGACAAGCTGGAGAAGCTAATTGCATGTCGGCAATATCCCTAGAATCGGGAACGTCTTCCCAGAAGTACTTACAAGTGGCTTGCAAGGACGAATCCGAGTGGAGTCCTGTGAAAAATACACCTGAAATATTGTGGTTTGAACTCATTTTCATGTAGTTTCCAATTGTTGCTTGTGCCAAATATACGGGCCCGCCAGCTAAGGCAGGGGTATTTGCGCAATAGATAACTGACTTCAGAGTTGGAACTGCTAAAGGTTGTTCAATATCTGAGGGTGTCAATGTGAGGTAACAACCATCCTCGGCCAGGCCGGTAATGGTGTTTGGTATGTTGGCGGCTTGCGAGACATTAAAGGGATGTCCGGAAATCCACTCAACTTCTTGGTTCACGAGTGGCGAGGCATTGGTCAGTAACGAAACCACGGCTCGCTTTGTTGGAACTCGGAACATGGTGGCAGCACCTGACTTAATCAAGGGCGCACTAGTGTTTACCACTTCCAAACCACCACCGACAAGGCGTCGGTTTTTGCCTGAATTTGGAATTGCCGGAGTGAGCTCAAAATTTTCAGTAATGAGCGTCGTTGTTGAAAAGTCTAATTGGCCGGCAGGAGCCTTAATAATGTTCCACCCAGGTTTTAGAACTTCTAGGTGCGTCGGAGAGCCTACTGGGAACTGACCGACGACATAATTACAGGCAATAAAGTTGTTTATACTTGTGAAGCACGGGTTGTAGAGAAAAAGACAGTCCCAAGAACCAACTGGGACTGACCCACGCGTTACCGCGCAGGAAAGTCTTTCAGTTCGGGGCAACGAGAGAACTGTTTTTCCATCTGGCCAGCGAGGTGAGGGTAGCAGGGTGTCGTGAAAGGGATCACATATCGCCATGACTGCATCCAACGCCCCAGGGGTTATCTGGCGAGCATTGAGCAACTTATGTAGAATTCGCTGTGCTTTGCGGGAAGTCCGTTGTTGATCGATTAAATCTGACATCTGTCAGAAGGTATTTTCCAGTCACGGAGAGGTACTGGAAGATTATTTATAGACTGCCTCTCCAGTCTCCCGGTTTCGGGGAGCGTTAAAAGTATAAAACACGCTCCGGGGTGGACCGGCGACTAGGATACTTATGCGTCCAAATTTGGCGTATTTGGGCAACATCTATCAACTCATTGTCAGAGACGGCGTCACGTCCCAGGCACTGAATTAATTGGTCCCTAGTATAATGGGTGAACAAATACTTATTGACTACTTTCCACACAAAATCACAGAACTTCATTCCGTGATAGAGGTCATCATTAGTGGAGGCAAGCACCAACATGGCAAAAATTTGGCTAATGTCGGATTGATTGTCAGTCTTGCGCTTTGTCAACCAGAGCCCCGTCAGTATCTTGTACTTATCGAAGGTTGGTGTTCCTCCTCTATTCACAAAACCTAGAAATGTCACACCCTCAGTGGAGTGAGATACGAAATCATCTTCGGGTTTGAGCGTCATACCAAAGTGGGAATACGAAACAAGCCGTTTCTGGAAAGAGTGTATTTTACCGTCACCTTTTCCTAAATGGTCATCAGCATAGCAGCGAAATTTCTCTCCAGCTAGCCACACTGTCATTGGGATCTCAAGTAGGTTGGTGTACGACATTGTTTTACTCTTCCAATAAATCAAGTGATAGAAATAAATTAATATATGCTTGACAATATTGAAGGCTGTTGTTCCGTCAGTTCCAGAATTGAAAATAGTGCCGGCAATCTTTTGTAAGAAGCGGCCATCGGGAAGGAGCATGAGCGAGTATAGTTCATTATTGATGATATATTGCAAGTCTTCGATCCATTGTGGGTCATCTGGCCACAGGTCCTCTAAGAGCATATAACCAAGGTACATAAGAACACGCGAGTTATTCTTATCCCATTTACTAACATCACCAGCGAAAGTAACTTCCGAGGGAGTTTCTGGCATCATGTCTTCCATAACCTTAGCGTAACCACCATGTTGAAGTGTGATTCCGTAGGCAGAAAGAGGATGTCCTAATAGAAGGGTTTGTATAAATGGTTTTGTATGTCTACCAATGCGGAGGAGGTATTCTAGCGGAGCTATCTCGAAAGTTCGAACCTCACCGGTTGGGCATTTTGATGCTTCAAGCGTTTCATACTTTGGTCTGACAGAAAATATAGCGGGGTCTTTTCGTTTGATAAAATCGACCATATACTCTCGTGCCTCTGGACTCTCAAGGGCTTGTTTTTTAGTGTTGACTTTGCATTTATCTTTTATGACGACACCGGGAGCTGCTTGAGGATTGACTTCCTCTTGCACTTCTTTGTAAGTAGATTTTCCAAGCTCTCTAGCCTTCCTAAAAAGGGGTTTCAGCATGGCTTTAGAACACTCAAAAGCTGCAGATAGCACTGCAGTGTCTCCAGT